AAAACGGGGAGAGTATGTTTTACGACCCTTGGTTGGCCTCTAGCGAGGCCCCTAGGCCGAGTACTGACTTACCCCTCAGTTCGCTGTGGCTCCCTCGGGCGTTAAGCCCGAACTGCCCAGTACTTTTAGTGGGGATAGCTCTATCTCTAATAGGAAGATCATACTCAACCTAGTATAAAAGAAATGAGCATTCCGGCCGATGATACGTAAATACACCGAAGAAGAGTTATACCTCCAGACTGTCTCCAGTAGAAAATTCTGGAACCAGTACAAGGCAGAGCGAGAGTCCCGTCGCTTAGAAATGCGCCGCAAAATCGCGGCGGCAATTCTAGTAGAAGAGATGAGACGGGCAAACAATGGCAGATAACTCAGCCGACATCGCCAAGAGAATTATCCTTGGCTGTGTAGCAGAGGGTATGACCATTGAGGCAGCTTGTGCCTCGGCAGGTAAATCCATTAAGACTTATGAGTACTATCGCAGAACCGATAAGGTCTTTACAGACAAGGTTGACCGAACACGCCTTGGTCTAAAGGACAAGAGCTTTGCAGCCTCCGATGTTCACGATCTGACCTTTGCCGAGTTCCGCCAGAAGTACCTACACTCCCGCACCTTTCCACACCAGCAGAACCTGATAGATGTAATTGAAGGCCGCGAACCTGGGTGGATGCACCCTAGTATGAAGTTTGAAAAGGGTTTGGCTAATAACCGTATCCTTTTGAACATTCCGCCCAACCACGCCAAGTCTATGACTGTGACCATTGATTATGTCACTTGGCAGGTGTGTCAGAACCCTAACTTTAGAGTACTCATCGTATCTCAGACGCAGCAGTTAGCTGCCGACTTTCTCTACGCCATCAAGCAACGCCTGACTCATCCAAATTATGAAGCACTCCAACAGGCTTACGCTGCTGGCGTAGGGTTTAACTCTAAGTCAGCCTCGTGGCAGGCTACCCGCGTCACCTTTGGTGATGAGCTTCGTGAGTCTAGCGAAAAGGACCCGAACATCGAAGCCGTCGGTATCGGTGGTCAGATCTACGGTAAGCGTGCAGATATGATTATCGTAGACGACGCTGTTACCTTAAAGAATGCTAACGAGTTTGAGAAGCAAATCCGTTGGTTAACCCAGGATGTGCGTTCTCGTTTGAACCCTACTGGTAAATTGATTATTATTGGTACGCGTGTCTCTGCAGTAGATCTATACAAGGAGCTACGCTCCGAAGATCGCTACCCAGGCGGCCTTGTCCCTTGGACTTACCTTGCAATGCCGGCTCTGCTTTCTACAGACAATGACCCCGACAAGTGGGAAACCCTCTGGCCTGCAAGTGATGCCCCCTTTGATGGTCAGATGGAATCTGATAAGAACGAAGACGGCCTATACCCACGTTGGAATGGTCGCAACCTTTACAATGAACGCCAAGCTATGGATGCAAGTACCTGGGCTTTGGTGTATCAGCAACAAGATATCTCAGATGATGCCATCTTTGATCCAGTATGTGTGCGAGGTTCTATAGATGGAATGCGTAAAGCAGGTCGCTTGGTTCCTGGTCACCCTGGTCATCCACGTGATGTCAACGGCTTTTCTTTTATTTGTGGTCTTGATCCCGCTATGGTTGGTGATACAGCCGTCGTTTGTTACGCTGTTGATAGGGCTACACATAAACGCTACATTGTTGATGCTATTAAAATTACTAGGCCAACGCCTGCTGCGATCCGTCAGTTAATCTTTGACTGGACTACCCTGTACTCACCGAGTGAGTGGATAGTAGAGAAGAATGCTTTTCAATCATTCCTTACGCAAGATGAGGGTATCCGCGCAAACCTTGCCTCCAGGGGTGTGTTACTGCGAGAACACCATACTGGAACCAACAAGTGGGACTCCGGTTTTGGTGTTGCTTCTATGTCCACCTTGTTCGGCACAAAGCAATTTGACGGCAAGCACCACCGCGACAACCTTATTCACTTACCTAGTGACCAGACTGAAAACATCAAGGCGCTCATTGAGCAATTGATTACGTGGTCACCTAGCACTAAAGGCAAAACCGATATGGTGATGGCTCTGTGGTTTTGTGAAATTAGAGCACGTGAGATGCTCAACCAAGGACTGCACAAGACACACCATATGAAGAATCCTTTTCTATCTCGCTACGAGGTAGGCAAACGAACAGTTATCAACATAGATGAACTGCTCGCAGAGAAAGATCGTACATTCATCTAAGGAGATAACAATGGCAAATGGATCAACAGCAGATAAAGCAGCAAAGGCTCGTAGCAAAGCATACGATGCTAAGTACTACGGTGGAGACTCGCGTTCACTTGCAAACAAAATTGCAAAGACAGCAACTGGTAAAGATTTAACATACCAAGAAGAACAGCGTGCTGGAAAAATTATTCAGAATCGCCGTACAAATGACACAGCACGCACTGCTGCTCGTGCATCTTTTATGGAGCGTCGCACTGATAAGAAGGCAGCGGCAGCTCGTATGAATGCTGCAGTCGGTGGTGGAGCACCAAAGAAGCAGGCACCAAAGGCAACAACTAAGAAGGTTGCACCTGCTAAGCCAAAGGATGGTCTTCCAAAAACAGGTCGCCAAAATGTAAAGAAGACAGGCAAGAAGTAATGGCTAAGAAAGTACCAGTAACATCAGTTACTCCAGCATCAAAAGTTAAGGCTACATCAAAGGCTCAACAGGCACGCACACGTGGACTCGTTATGGGCATTGCTACTGCTACTCCAGCAGGTCGCGTTGCTAAGACAGCAGCTGCTGCAGTTAAATCAGCAACAAAAGTTAGTTCTGCTGCACGAGCAAATGCACGTGGATTAAAGGCTGCTAATAAGCCAACTAACAAAACTGGTGCTAAGGCTGATCGTGCAGATCGTGCAAGATTACAAGGAAATGCAAACCTTATTAAAAATGCTGATCCAGCACGTGCTAATCGTACTCGTGGCGGAAGTCTTGCTGCAATGAAGGCTTATGGTGGTCAAGGTGTAGCAACTGCAAAGTTAACACCTAAACAAGCTGCACTCCGTGCAGAAATTAACAAAGAATTAAATCCAGCACAGCGTGCAGCAAAAAACAAAGCACTAGCAAATTCTGCAAAAGGAAAAACTCAAACTCCTACTGCTGAAGCAGCGCGACGCCGTAACTTAAACAAGTAAGGACCCCCCATTGTTATCAGTCAAAGAAGTAGACGCTAAGCTAGCACGCTTACGTACGCGCTCATCAGCGCGAGATCAACGTATGCGTGATGTGCTCTCGGTGCGTCAGGGAGATATCTCTAAGGTATACCCTGCAATGTTTTCAGAGGAATACCCAAAGCCTCTGGTTGCAAACTTCATTGACGTAGCAGCACGAGATCTAGCAGAAGCAATGGCACCACTGCCATCCTTTAACTGCTCAGCAACTAATATGGTTTCAGATGCAGCACGCAAGGCAGCAGATACTAGAACTCGTATTGCAAACTTTTATGTAACAAACTCTGACCTACAACTGCAGATGTACACAGCAGCAGATTGGTATAACACCTACGGTCTTGGTATCGGTATGGTTGAAATGGACTTTGAGGACAACAACCCTCGTATCCGTATGCTCAATCCATTTGGTACATACCCAGAGTTAGATCGTTATGGTCGCGTGTTATCTGTTACTCAGGTATTAGTTACAGATGCAGAGACATTAGCTGGACAGTATCCAGAGTATTACGATTTGATTCTAGGACGTAACCAGTACGCTCTTTCTTCTCCTTATATCTCGATGGTTAAGTACCACGACAAAGATCAGGACCTGCTCTATATACCAGAGCGTAAGAATCTTGTTCTATCACGCACACCTAATATCTTGAACAAGCCTATGGCATCTGTCATTATGCGCTCATCACTAGATGGTGAAGCTCGTGGACAGTTTGATGATGTTCTATCTGTACAACTTGCTCGTGCTCGTTTTGCAGTATTGCAGATTCAAGCAGCAGAAAAATCTATCCAAGCACCTATTGCTATTCCACAGGATGTGCAAGAGTTGGCACTTGGTCCAGATTCAATTATGCGTTCTGCTAACCCACAAGGTATACGTCGCGTTCCACTAGAGCTACCACCTGGAGTCTTTACAGAGTCTGGTGTATTAGAACGTGAACTTCGTCTTGGTGCTCGCTACCCTGAATCTCGTTCAGGTAACATTGACGCATCAGTTGTAACAGGCCGTGGTGTGCAAGCACTACAGGCTGGCTTTGATACACAGATCAAGGCAGCTCAAGCACAGTTTGCTCGTATGTTCCAAGAACTTATCTCTGTTTGCTTTGAAGCAGATGAGAAAGTATTTGGTGGTATTCCAAAGACCATCAAGGGAACAGATGACGGAACACCTTACGTTCTAAAGTACACACCATCTCGTGACATCAAGGGTGAGTACGGCGTAGATGTACGCTACGGAATTATGTCTGGTATGGACCCAAACCGTGCCATCATTGCTTTACTACAAATGCGTTCAGACAAGCTCGTATCTCGTGACTATGTACGTCGTGAGATTCCAATGGACTTGAATGTTACGCAGGAGGAACAACGTGTTGATATTGAAGAGATGCGCGATTCTTTGCGTGTTGCTGTTGCACAGTATGCTCAGGCAATTCCAGCCCTCGCAGCGCAAGGTCAAGACCCTAGTGAGATTATCACCCGCATTGCAACTGTTATCCAGGGTCGGCAAAAGGGCCAATCGCTAGAGAGCACAATCGAAAAAGCATTTACACCAGAACCAGCTCCAACCCCGCAGATGCCACCAATGGCACCAGGTATGGAGCAACAACTTCCAGCAGCAGGTGTGGCCCCCGCTCCTGCCTCGCAGCAACCTCCACAAGAACAAGCTGGTCAGGCCCCTGCTGCTGGTCAAAAACCCGATATAGCCCAACTACTAGCTGGTATCACCGGCGCAGCATAATCAGAGGAGGTGTAAATATGAACAAAGGATCTCGCGCAGCAGCGCCAGTTTCAAAGCCAGTTGAAGGCAAGAAAGATACCTCTAAGCCAGCAGGTGGCAAGGTATTCTTCGGAATGACTCCAGCAGGAAAGCGTGGAAACGCAGTAAAAAAGGGATAATAACTTTTA